TACATCTTATCCATCAACTCTGGTAAAAAACCCCGTACATCCTTACGATACTGAGCGCCATTAGCGCAAACAGCATAATCGCTACTAATTGACACCTCACGATTTAAAAACCTTTCAACGCTTGCGCCGGGACATCTAGCCTCGATGAGGGTCTCCGGGGAGATATTGTATTGCATAATAAGATGAGGATACAAGCTATTAAGGTCAAAAGAGACAACCCAATCATAGCGTCCTGCTTTTGGTTCTTTGACATATGCACCAGCGTATTTCTCCGATTTACTAGTTTTATTCTTTGGTGGAATAACAATATTCCTTTTCTTCAAGTAATTATAAATGATGTTATCCCACATCCTCACTTGATAAAAAACATCTGCATAATTCACCTTAGCATCATACGCCATAGTGAGTGCAAGTTCGATCAATTTCATCTTGTCTTCCAATCGGTCAACAAGTTCAACGTCAACAATGTTATATTCAATAAACTTCTGCCAACCCTTCTTGTAGAAATCCTTAAAGGTATCAAACTCTGAGTGGTCTAACTTCTTCTGTCCTAATTCTACCTCAGCAATGTAATCTAGTCTATAAGATTCCTGAGCTTTGTAAGTAAACTTCTTATAAAGATCCAAGTAATCTAATTGTGTCACACCACCCACATCAAAAGTAGTATGAGTTCTTCCCATCAGATGAATCTCACCCTCACTACAAAGTCCCCAAGGTGACATACGCTTCATCAATTTCTCACCAAGCACCCTTCTCAGACGCTTACAAATATAAGGTATATCATATAATTGAATGTTCCACCCAGTAATTACATCTGGAACATCAACCATCCAATAGTTAATGAAATGACTTAAGAGTTCATATTCACTAGGACAATGATGATATGTTAAGTCCTTACGATTGGTCTGAAACGGCTTAACACCCCAAGTGATGATCTGCTTCGTTGTATAGTCCTGTATACTAATAGCAAGGATCTCTTCCTCACACGATTCAACATCAGGGAACCCTTGCTCAGACGCAACTTCAATATCCAGAGTAACAAGTTTAATCTTGCTGATGTCAAACCGGACTTCATCCTCAGGGTATTTCTCCGATATGTATTGGTAAATATAGCGGTCATTCCCGTATATTTCAAATCCCTCAACATCCTCGTACTTCTTATAGAAGTCACGACAGTCTCTGACCGTTCCCGGATTAATAGCTTCAACTGATTCTCCGTTTAACGTTTTATATTTAGCTTTCCTTTTAGATTTGACAAATAATGTTGGAAAAAATTCATCTCTATGTTCATATCTCTTTCCTCCATCAACACCTCTCACCAGGAATTGATTCCCGATTAGTTGTACATTGGTGTAAAATCTCATTCTTTAATAAGGTCTAAGTATTTTTCAAGTAATGTAGGCATTGGATCCGCAAGAGTAAGTATTTTATCAGAACTAATCATAAAAATATCATCTTTTGTAATATTAAGTAGCCAAGGTCTTAAAACTGCTACTCCCTCCTGCATAGTTATCTTCTCTTCTGATGTTGTAATAATAAATGGATTAACTAATTTACAATCAGGTTCTCCCAATTCTGTGGTAACTTCTTCAATCTGACTTATTAGATTCTGACCGTTCGTCAGAACTATCAATTTTATTATTTGATTGCTCATTTTTTAAAACTCCTTCTTCATACATTTTCTTTAATTGAGGCATTGGCTCAACAATAGTTATAACCCAATCTGGTGCAACTGGAATCTTTTTCTCATTTGTAAGTGGCATCCAAGGAGTTAATTGCAACTTACAAGGAGTTTTTAATCCAGACTCTTGCGCCAAAATCTTAACAATACAAGGATTTTCAAAGAAATATCCAACCACCCTCTTAGGATCATCAGGTGAATTTTCTTCACCAACTACCATTTCATGAATATTTGATATTACATCCTCTCCAGATTTTAAGAGTGCTAATTTAACAGTCATTTTTACTTTTTACCTATTAGAAGTATACCATAAAGAAGGGAGGTCGTAAACCTCCCTACTCTTGTGAAATGCATTTCAGATAACTAGGAGGTCCCCTTACCTGATCCATCTATTTAGAACCAATTCTTCCGAGTATGATGCTCAGGAACAATCTTACCTAACTCCACGGTGAGGAGTCCATTGTCAAAGCTGACGGATCTAACCTCTGTATCGTCGGCGAGCGTCCATTGTCTGGTAAAGGATCGTTGGGCCAATCCTTGGTGGACAAATTCTCCATCAGTTTTCGATTCTTCTTTTTTGCCTTCCACATATAACTTTCCAAACTCCGTATAGACTTGGACTTCATCTTTTTTGAATCCCGCAAGCGCGATTTCCAATCTTGATTCGACATTGTTTACCTGCACTAAATTATATGGTGGATAATTAGATGATGTTTCTACTGAATCCCAAAATCTATTGAGATAATCATCCATTCCTATGCTGTTTCTATTAATCTTCTCAAAGAGTTCG